CCGAAAGGCGCAGTACATTGAGTGTGCTGCGCGGGTCCTCCGAGCCTGCATTGAGATGCGGGATTTTCGGAGGGCCCACTCACTGCTCGTGTGAGTGGGCCTTTGGCCGCGAAATCGAGCAACAAAAAGAAGAGTAAAGGCTTCTTCTTGTGTGACGGGTATCGTGTATCAGAATGGTGTGCGGAAAACTGTCCAACTGGGGATGCTCCTCTCAAGCATGTCCCAGCTAAAGACGTCCGCCCCGAGGTTCTGATTGACATGCGCCCGTCAATCCCTCAAAAGAGGACACAAGTTTACAGCTCCCTTGCACCTGAGTTTCTTATACCTGGTGCAGCACCCATGTGCCCTGATCTCCGCGATCCCGAGACTTATGTCGAGGGGCTTAAGAAGAGGGTTGCCCGCGTACTCCCACAACGAATCGAAGATCCTTTGGGTAAGACGTGGCAAACACGATTCGAGGAGGCAGCCGACAGGCTTTGCTCTAAGCTCACCCCATTGACTCACATTCTTGACTTTGACTGTGATCACAATAACTGTGGTGAGTGCTACATGTGCAGCCTGGACTATCCTGAGTCTCGCAAAGACGAATACAGGAGGGCATATGAGAAGATCCGCTACACTCGGCCTCGTCGTAGGCTGTTTAGTCGGGTCGATTCCCATGGCAAGCCAGAGAACTATGGTGGCATCCTCAAGCATAGAGGGCCATCAATTCGCGATGTGATGAGTGCAAAGTGTACTTCGGTCCTGCAACTAAATCTATGGAGCATGAGCTGTACAAGCTCAAGTACTTCATCAAGAAGGTTCCAGTTTCCGAGCGCGCTGACCACCTAGGGGCGTTGGAGAGAGCGAACGCAACTTACATCGTTGGCGATGCGACTGCATGGGAAAGTCACATGGTCCCGAGTTTTCAGAAAGCAGGCGAGCTTAGAGTCGCCAGGCATTTGCTGAAAAACTTTCCAGCACTCTACTCAGACATGAAGCGTGCAGACGCCGGCGTCCAGCGCACCTACAACAAGAAGACTAAGGTTTCATGTAGGCTAAATGGATCACGGATGTCTGGGGACATGTGGACCTCGTGCTTCAACGGCATATCAACGATCGTAGCTTACGATGCAGTCATGACGAAGTTGGGGCATAAGATAGATGAGACATACACACTCAGAGTGGAAGGCGACGATTGCCTTCTTGTGATTTACAGCGGGAAAGTGCCTACTTCCGCTGACTTCAAGTGTGCTGGTTTCACTATAAAGATGGAGCAAGTGCCAGACACCGGCTCTGAGAGCAATGGTGTGGCCTTCTGTGGTCTCGTCCATGCTGATGGACAGATGATGAGAGGTCCTGCCAGGTTCTTGGCATCTTTTGGGTGGTCTATCTC